GAATGCGTTTCGTTCTCCCCCTCTGTTCTAACTGTATCCATTATAACATACTGTACCCAGTATGTAAATTGTGATTATTGCCAAATTGTACCCAGTATGTTTGTCTATTTTGCATACTGTACCCATGATGTAAAATGTGCTATACTATCGCAAGAAAGGGGTGCTATTATGGCAAAAACAAAAACTTCGAGCGCAGTAAAAGACAGATACAACGCCAAAGCCTACGACGAAATAAAAGTAAGAGTTCCCAAAGGCACAAAAGACAAAATAAAAGCCTATGCAGACAGCAAGGGCGAAAGCGTCAACGGCTTTATTAACAGGGCCATTGAAGAAACAATAACGCATGATCTGGAGGGTGAGTAAATGGCCAAAAGAGAGTCCGCCAGCTGGTTTAAGCTGTTCTATCACCAGCGCCGCCTAATTGATACCGCAAGCAATGAGGATGCGGGCATGGGGTTAAAAGCTGCCTTTGCTTATTTCGACGGCGAAGAAGTAGACCCGGACGCACTTTCCCCAATGGCTCTTGCTGTGTTCCTCAATATGCAGCAGTATATCGACGAAGCGTTGCAGTCATACGCCGAGCGAGTAGAGAACGGCAAAAAGGGCGGCAGACCTCCGCGCGAAAAGTAATACTTAGCTATACTTAGCTATACTTAGTATATCAAACAGAAGCAGAAGCAGATGCAGAAGTATAAAAGGGAATAAGGGTTAAAGAATAAGGCATAAGGGGTAAGGGAATTTTTTTACCAGAGGTACAAAAATCCCCACACTGTTTTTTTGGAGGTTTTATGCAGTTTGATTTTGATACCTTTTCCAAGGCCGTTAAAATGGTTTACAGGGAGGGCGCGTATACTCTGGACGATGTTCTTTCGGTATTCGGTGAGTATTTCGCGGCCTATGAGGAATTTATAGGGGCCGTTCATCCAATGCTAAAGGTGGGGCAGATAAAGCACATTATGGCCGCCATGCCCTACTTAACAAAGGATTACCAATCAGCAGCCCCCCGCGATATAGAGCCGGACTGTTACCCGGATCTGATCGCCCAGCATTTTTTAACGGAGTATAAGGGCCGGGACGGTAACGGCTGCGATTATAATATAAACCACTTCTTTTCTGGAAGTATACGCGAGCTGAGATACTACGAAACTTTATATTGACCGCTGGAGGGTTGCCCGGTATGGGTGGCCCTCTTTTTTTGCCTATAGGGGGGGTAGTATCACGGTTTCCCCTGTCCCGCTGGGCGTTTCGGCTATTTGTATATGCTCTTTTCGTCTCTGTTTAAAGGGGTGTAAATAGCAGCGTTGGAGCGGAAAAAACCGCCCCAGCTTTTCGGTTCGTTGGCTGTCCCTTATATACTCTATAAATAGTGTGTTTAGTGTATAGAATATATAGGGCTAAAAAGATAGGCGGTTGAATATGTGCGTTTTTCCCTTGTGTGGCGCGGGTTTGCGGCGTTTCGCTTTTTGCCTAATGCGTATAAAACATCGCAGGGGATGTACAAAACATCGCAGGGGGTCTATTGTGTCATTCCAAAGCGTACAAAACATCGCAGGGGGGTGCGCCCTTTAATATGTCGGGGTGCTGGCTTTGGTGTTTCGGTGTATGTCCGCCTGTGCTTTTCCTGCGGTCGCTGTGCGGTTTTTCTTGTGTGGGTAGGGTGTTTATACCTCTGGCGTTTAAAATCGCTCTACGGGGCAAAAAATGGCTTGTGCGGGGTCGTTATGGTTGGCGGGTGTCATTCTGTCCGTTAATATATCCGCTACGGCCTTTTATTTTGCCCTGTGGCGCGTTTTTCTCTTTTGGGGTGTAATTATCGCCCGTGCCGTTTTCGTGGCTGTGGTGGCGGTCTGTGGCTCCCTGCGGTGGTTTTCAGACAAAAAGAAAAGCGGGCATAGCTGCCCGCCTCTCAAAATCGCCTGTATTTGTTTTTCGGTTTCGGTGTGTCTGTCAGTTTGCCCCGGGTGGCTCTGATCTGTCCGCCGCTGCGCCGTCCGCTCCGGGGTGTGGTCTTTTCGGCTATGGCGTTAAGTGTTCTTTGTACATAGTCCCCGCGCTGCGCCTTTGTGCGCTGTCCTAAAGGGCTTTGCAGGAATAGCCGCGCCGCCTGATCTACATTACCGCTGTAAAAATAAAGTATCTCCAGAAGCCTGTAATCGGCCTCACTTTGGCTTTTTCCCTGCGCCTTGTATTTGCTCCAATCCCCCGCCCAAAGTGCCACGAAATCCCCGCCGCTGCGTCCTCCGGCGGCCTGTTCTATAACGGCTGCGTCCGTGGTGTCCATGGTGGCAGGTGTGGTGGTAGGCGTGGCGGGTGTGGTGGCCTCTGCCGTGATATTGTAGCGGTTGCATAGCTCGTCTATTGCCGCTTGTGCCTCTACTGGCTCCGCTGCCGTGTATGCGTTCCCGGTAAAAGCCATGTAACGCCCTGCGCTGTAAATTTCCATTACTCCAGCGATTCTGCGCCCGGTGCATGGCAATACGCCCCGCGCTACTATATGCAATCCTGTTTCGCTTTGGCTATATTCCGTGTATGTATCGGGGAATAGGTCTATAATGCTTTGCGCGGTTTCGGTAAGCTCTCCGGCCTCGTTTATGCAATGATCTAAGTCTATAAATACAAGGCCGTCCCCGGGTGCCAGAACAAAGCCCGCCCCCTTATATGTGCTGTTTTCGAGCACAAGGGCCGCTGTGTCATAGTCCGCCCATGTGCGGGGGTTTGTTGGGTTTGCTCTGCCTTTGCCGTCTGCTCTGTATGGTATTTTGTTTTCGTCCCATAATACCCAGCGGCGCGCCTCTCGCATGATCTGAGGAACATAAAAGCCCATTACTCCGCCCCCGTTCCGCTGCGCTCTAAATAGATTTCTATTCCGTCCGGCTTTGTGCTGCGCTTGTTTGTGTACTCCGCCCAGCCTTTAAGCCATGGCACAAGCTCACTTTTTGTCCAATAGTCCAGTATAACGGCTATATCTTCTTTGGCGCACTTCACCGTTGAGCGGTTGGCCGTGCTTATGCCGCAATGCTCGAAAATGTCCTTGTATGGTTTGCGGTTGCTCACATTCCGCCCCGCGCCTCTGGCGTTGATATAATCAAAGACAAATTCGGTTAAAGCCTCCCGCAACGCTATGCGCCCTCCCGTCTGCGGCCATACCCTCAGAGCTTCGCCGTGATCCGCTATATTTTCTTTTGTTATGCCATGCTTCGCGCAGAACGCCCGCCGCTGCTCGTTGCTTTTGAAGCTCCGGCTTTTTGCCCGTTTCCCGTTTATGGTTATCGGTTCTTTAAGTGTCAGTGTATAGCGGTATTCTTTGATTTCTTTTACTTCTTGGTCAAGTGTTTCGCAGAATTGGAGCCGGTCTAATAGCTCCACTAAAAACGGGGTATTATGGAACACTATCAAATCATCTTCCATTCCGTTTATAGTCCCCTCATGCACATCAAAGCCGATAAGCTTTACGCGGCCCCGCTTTGCGTCAAATCCGCCCCATATTCTCATAGGTTCGTTAAGTTCGTATTTGTGCCACTTCTCCGCCATGTGGTCGAGTATGTTTAATTCTGCTTCTTTTTGGCCTTTTGGTATGCCTCCGGTTGCCTTTTGTCCGCGCCTTGCCCTGTACATCTGCCCCAGAGTGCAATATATAAAGCCTTTGGGGGTTATGTTCCCCGCGTCCCTCAAATCCTTTATGGCGATTAAAGCGGCCTTTTCTTCCAGTGTAAGCTCCCCACTTTTTAGGCTATATATAGCCAGCTCCCCCGTTGCCGGGTTTGCTGATCGTAGCACTTCCCCCGTTTCTCCGTGTGTCATTGCTCTAATAACTGGATCGTGTGATATCGTGGTAAGTGCTGCGCTTTTTGGCTTAACACAAGAAACTAAGGCCGCCGCAAATTCCGGGTGTTCGTGTCCCTCTTCAATGGCAGCAGCTGTACAATAGCTTTCGTAATATGCGCGGCTTTTCGGGTCGAGCGTGTCCAAACATTTGTTGAGTTCCAGAATCTTGTTTACTCTTGTTCCCGGCGTGGTGGCGTTCATTATTTCAGCAACAATAAATTCTGGGTCATCTTGTGTTAAATTGCTTATATGCATCTCCAGCACTTCTACAATTTCATGCGTTGCCGCTACTCTGGCCCGGTAAATACAATCTATCGCCGTTGCCGGTGTTTCCGTCCCGTCTAGAATCAAATCCGCCACAATCGCCAATTTCTCATATATGGCGGCTTTTGCTTTGTTCGCGGCTTCGCTCTGCAAACGCTGGCGGTATTCGGCGGGTTGTTCCTCTAGCTCCGGGAAACGCCATAAAAGACTATCGGCGTTTTCTGCAAAATGGGATAACACTCGCCCTAGCGCGGCTATACCGTCCCCGGCCTTGGCCGCTGCCTCAAACTGTGCCGCCCGTTCCGGGGGCATTGCTACGCTAATTTTAAAAATTTGTGTTTCCAATATCAGCATGGAAAAATCAATAAAAGCGGGTTTATATGCTGGTGCTATATGCTCCGCCATTCTTCGCGCTGTATCGTATAGCGTTAATTCCGCTGTTGCCATGTGTCCGGCCTCCTGTCCTTGCGCCGTTTCTGTATATGCATATATGCGTATAGTGCGCCTTATGCGTGTATTGTACCGCCGTTGTCGCTCCGTGTCAACGCTTGTCCTGTTTATAGGTAAAAAAAGGGCTATTCGTAATCCATGGCCGCGCTTTTCTCTGCCGCTCTGATTGCAGACAGCACTTGTTCCGGCGTGGTGATTTTATCGCGCCGCCGGTAAAAGACCTCTTTTCCTGCTTCTGATTCCATGACTAAAAGGTATCTTATAAAATCATCCGGCTCCAATGCCAGTAATGCCTCACGAAATTTGCTATTCATAATATCTCCCCCGCTGCCGTTTTTCAATGTCCGCTATTCTGCATTAACGGACATTAGGCGTTATTTTTGCGGTTTACAAATTCCTGCAAATCCTTTTCTTTCATGCGCCAAGTGTTGCCGATCTTCTGCGCCGGGAGCTTTTCGCGCCCTCCCTCGCCTCTGATGAAACGGTGAATAGTGCGGGTAGATACTCCCAGTACTCGCGCGGTCTGCTGTACGCTGTACATATTATCAAGCATTGTTACGCCCTCCCTTTATTTCTAAGCTGTGCAATCTGCTCTTGCAATTCCTTATACAGTGCGATTTCTTCCGCCTGTTCCGCTGCGTAGTCCCCTAAAATTTGATTTACCAATTCCATGAGTGATATATTTCGCGCTCCGGCTATGGCCTGTAAATCTTCTTTTATGCTTGGATATACCGCCAGATGGAGCCGCGCACTTTTTGTTTCCGCTTCGGTGGGGGCCTCTGCTGTAAACTGCTGCGCGGGGGTTGTGTATGCCGTTTCTGCGGGGTTTTCGCCTTTAAAGTCTTTCCTTGCCATGGTGTTATACCTCCTGTTTGATTTCCTCTATTAGAGCTGCGTAATCCTGCGCGGGTCTGCTCTTTGGTGCATAGGTGAAAATATCCTGCTTCATGGCCTGAGCCTCTTTGCAAGCGATTGCCTCTCTAATGGGCGTTGTATAAACCTTTGTTTTGTGCTTCGCGGCTGTTTCCCGCAATAGCTCCGCCATATCCCGCGACAAAACCGCCCTCCCTGTGTATCTGGTTATCAGTATACCGCCGATCTGCAAACCCTTGTTTGTGCTTTTCTTCGCCTCTGCTATTGTGTCCATAAGCTGCCCTATACCTTGGAGGCTGTACGGGTCAGCTTGTGCCGGAATAATTACATAGTCCGCAGCGGTTAAGGCATTGACCAAAAGTGCGCCCAATGCCGGGGGCGTGTCTATGACGATATAATCATATTTCCCCGCTATCGGCTGCACCGCTTTTCTCAGCCTGTCCGCCCCTTTTAATTTGGGGTCTACAAGCGACAAAAAAGGGTTTGCGGGTATAATGTCCCCGCCCTCTGTGGCTGTAATTGTTTGCACGGCTGGCGTTCCTTTGAGTAAGTCCAGCGAGGTTGCTTTTGCTGTTGTGGCGTTCATTGTGGCACTTAAATTAGCTTGTGCGTCAAGGTCTATAAATAAAACCTTGTACCCGTCAAGCTGTAGCCCCGCGCCGATCGCGTGTGCTGTGGTGGTTTTACCGGCTCCCCCTTTTTGGTTCGCTACGGCTATAACCTTTGCCATGGTTTCCCCCTCCTTGTTTTTGGCGGGGTTCGCCCCGTTATTGTGGGGTGTCCCCCGTGTAGCCCTCCGGCCAGATTTCCTCTACATTTGCAACGGCAGTTAATATTGCATCAAAAAAACCGTCGTTCTGGCTTTCGTCCGCGCATTCAACCTTTACCGCTGATCTGTTTTGTAATACTTCGCTTATTGCTTCTGTGTTGCTCATTGCCCGTTTTGTCCCGTCTGCATAATGGACAACGACGCGCGGGGGCAGCTCCCGGAGTTTTTCGCGGATTGCTTTTATACGGCGGTCAAATTCCCCCATTTTTCAAGCCCTCCACAAAGTTTTCGAGTTCTTCTATCTTTGCCTGCTGCACGTCTGTGCGTATAGCCCCAAGCTGCGTATTACACGCATATAATAGAGCGTTAGCCTGCTTCGTGTCAATCTCTGCGTTAAGCGTCATATTAGCGATTTTGGTTATGGTGGCGCGTACTTCGGCGGGGGTACTCATTTTAAGTTTGCGTCTTGCCATGTGTAGCCCTCCTTTTGGGTCGTGTCTGCTTTGCGCTTTTGGGGCGGATAATTCCGCCCCTGCGCCCATTAATTAAAAGCGTCCGCCGGTGGTTTTCAGTCCTGCGGCTGCGGCCATGGTGTCGAAAAAAGCCTGTTCAGATACGCCCATGTCTACGCGGTAATCGCTCTGTATCGCGTCCAGCATTTTGTTGACGGTCTTTTCGATGCCTCTGTAAGACATTGTGGTTTTGTCCGCGTCACTGACGAAAGAGGAAATATACACGGCCAGTTCACTGTGGAGCTTGCCGAAATCGGTAAGCTGTACCACATAATCGCAGCCCAATTTCTCATAAAGCGCAGCAATGCACTTTTCGGCGGGGTAATCGCCGCGAAACTGCATAGCAATTTTGCGCTGCTGATCGAACGGCATAGCCTTGCCCATACCGTTGATAATGGTGAGGGCGTTTGCAAAAGTGCTGTCGTTGACATCGAGAGCGGCGTTAAGATTTTCGGTTTCGGCCTCCAGAATGGCGGCGGCGTGGTCGTAAAGCTGGCCGGTGAAACTGGCGGCAAACTGCTCAAACTCTACCTTGATAGCGGTGATCTTCTTTTCACGGTGTACCGGTGAATAAATGGTATCGGTTCCCCATTCCTTAATATCGGCGTGGGCGCGATCCTGTCGGGCCTTGATAGCTTTCATAATGCTTTCGATGCCCTTGATGTTTTCAATGGTCTTAGTGTGGTTTACCATTTTTTATACACTCCTTTTTGAGTAATTTTATTTTTGCACTTTGGGCCTTTGTTGCCTGTGCGGTCTTTTTTCGGCGTTCTGTTCGGGTTCTGCCGTCCCTGTTCATGTCTTTATATCCGCTGCCCCCTCTCTCTGGTGCCGTTGGCCTAATATCCATTCGTAGCCCCCGGCGGTTTTGCGTTGACCGTGCACCGCTTTGCTAATGTTGGCCGGGTCTATTCCTGTAAGCTCCGCCGCCTTGGTTATTGTGCTGTATGCGTGGAGGTTATCCCCGTCAAGCCTTAAGACATAAACCGCCCCGCGTTCCTTGGTCCTGCGGTGGCTCTCGCTCATGCGTTGCCGGGTTTCCTCAGTATGCTTTCCCCCTTTGAAGCCCCGCCCAGATTTGGAGCGGTTAAAGCCTCTTAACGGGTTATCGCTTCGATATAGCCGAATTAACATTGCTTCAACCGCAGCAGCGGCCAGCGGGTGTACAAGCTCCGCAATAATTTCATGCTTGATATTCTCCCAGCCGTAACGCTGTATAGCCTCCCAAAATGGGCGGTTATTGCGGTAGCCGTGGCCCCCGTTCCAGCGTTTCCGCACTGGTTGGCTTGTGCTGCCGATATATACACGCCCGTCCGGCGTTGTATGTATATATACGGTGTAGGTCTTTTCGTGCATTCGGTATGCTCCTTTTGCGGGTATTGTGCAATATGCGTATATACGCCTTTTGCGGTTATGCGTCTAAAAAATCATCTATACGGCGTTCTGGTGCGCTGCTGATCCTTTGGAGGTTGTGCGCGTAAATAAGCGTAGTATTTATATTGCCGTGTCTGGCCAGCTGCTGCGCCTCTTGGAGCGTTGCGCCGCTCATTAAAGCGTAAGTAATGGCCCCATGGCGTAAGCTGTGCGCCGTCAATCTGTCGCTATCTATTCCGGCTGCTTTCATGGCCTCTTTTACAATTCGGCTTATACTGCGCGTGGTAAGCCGTCCGCCGGTGCTTCGATTGCTCATACTCTGAAAAATCGGCTCTTTGTCTTTCCGTCCGCCGGTGGCGTTGATATATTCCCGGATGGGGTCGAGCGTGGCCGGGGTAAGCAATATAAATTCGTCTTTATCGCTTCGGCCTTTGCCTTGGACATATAACAGAGGCTGCCCGGCCTCTTGCCGCATATCCTCATAGTTTGCCCGTTCAAGCTCTATCGTGCGTAAGCCTGTACGCATGAGTAAATTTATAATTGCGTAATCCCGTAAGCCCTCCGGCGTTGTACGATCTACGGCAGCCAATACCGCCCCGGCCTGTTCTTTGGTAAGTATATCCTTTTTGTAGCCTCTGGCCTTTTCTGCGCCCTTTACATCTGCCGCAATGTTATTGCAAAGCCCCTCACTTTCCAGATACTTAAAAAAGCTTCTCAGCGCGGTTAAATAGGCCGAAACGGTGGCGGGGCTGTACTGCTTCAATAGATACTGCTTGTAAAAAAGAATATCAGCGCGGGAAAGCCCGCCGTTTCCTCTTTCGATCAGCCAAGCAAAAAAGCGGTTGATTGCTTTTCGGTATGTATCTTTTGTTTTCGGCCTTGCGTCAAGCTGTGCCAAGTATGAGGCTATGAGCGTTTGCGCCTGTACCTCTAACCGCTCCGCGCTCTCTATCGGTTTTAACTCGTTCATGTATAGCCCTCTCCCTTTGTGCGCCTTTTGCGCTACATACGCTTGTGCGCTTCTTGCGTGTCATACGTCTATGCGTATATTGTATATCATTTGTCCGCGTTTGTCAATCAATGTCCGATAAGACAGAATAGCGGACATTAAAAAGCAAAGAAAAAGCAGGGGCATTTAAGCCCCCGCCTCGATCATTATTAGCGTGCGGATTTAATTAAAAGCTTGTAAATCAAGTCCAAAAGGGGTATTGCTGCTTCCTTTGCGGCCTTTGTAATGGCCTCTATGTATTGTTCGCGGTTCATCGTGCGCCCCCCTTGCCGCTTTCGGCCATGATCTGCTGGGTGGTGGGGTGTTCCATAAACTGCCGGAGCTGTTCCGGGGTCATATCCAAGAGGCAGTTTATAAGCTCTTCGTAAGCGTTCATGTTCGGCCCCTCCCCTCACGCTACTACAAACCGCCGCGCGGTCGTTTCCTTGGTAAACCGTGCCGCCACTCCCGGGAGGGCCTTTTTAAGAGCCGTTGCGTCCACTCTGGCAGTTGTTACGGCCTTATAGGTGATTTTATACTCCCCGGCCTGTACGCTCTCGGTATCGCCCATTTCAGCCTTTATAGCGTCCTTAATGGCTTCGGCCTCTGCCTCTGCTTCCGCTATGAGTGCTTGAAGCTGTCGCAGCTCCCGCACTTTGCTTTCGAGTTCCTTAATATTCATTGTGCAGCCCTCTTTCTTTTGAGCCGGGGCGTGAGTCCGTTTCACTTCTTCCAGTTACTCGGGGAATGCGTTTCCCGGCTCCGTTTTGTTCGGGGAGATCGGCGTGAGTTCCTTTTGCCTGAGCTACTCGGAGAATGCGTTTCGTTCTCCCCCTCTGTTCTAACTGTATCCATTATAACATACTGTACCCAGTATGTAAATTGTGATTATTGCCAAATTGTACCCAGTATGTTTGTCTATTTTGCATACTGTACCCATG